ATCCTCGAGCGCTTCAATGCGGCGGTGGACCCGCAACGGTCTATCGAGACCTTCCTCCATGATGTCTGGAACCCGGCCACGGCCAAAGGCTGGGGGCTGGACGTGTGGGGGAGGATTGTTGGGGTCGGGCGGGTTCTACGCATTGACACGACAGGCTATTGGGGATTTGCACAAGGCTATCCGACCTCCAGAACCTTTGGTGAAGGCATCTGGTATTCCGGGCGTGGAGCAACAGCCAATTACCGCCTGACAGACGAAAACTACCGCCAGCTGATCCTGGCCAAGGCAGCAGCAAACATTTCTGCCGGGTCCATCGCTGACATCAACCGCATCCTCATGATCCTCTTCGGCAACCGTGGCAACTGCTACCTGGCCGATACGAGCGACCACACCATGATGCTCGTTTTCTCCTTCCGCCCCACAGCCATTGACGTTTCCATCATCGCATCCGGTGTGCTGCCCCGCCCCTCTGGCGTGCAGTACCGCTACACCTTCATCCCCCCTGCCAAAAATGATTTCGGGAATGACATTCTATGAAGACTTCCGACCTTCCAGAGAAAATTACCGTTCCTTTTGCCCAGAATGCAGGTCTGGCCTATCGGCGTGACATCCCTCTCCAGAGCAGTGATGCAGGGGCGGCCTCTTTCATGCTGGGTTTCCCCGCGCTGACCTTTCAGCCTACGGGGGCTGGGGGCACACCACCAGATGGCCGGGACATGAACGGCATCCTGTTTGCCCTCTCATCCATCGCACGGGCATGGTGTGCAGGCACCACGATGACATTCGATGCATCATTCGCCCATGATGTCGGAGGCTACCCGCTGGGAGCTGTTCTGCGATCCACCACGGATCCGACCATTCTGCTCATCAGCCAGCAGGATGGCAACATGACCAACCCCGCGACCGACCCTGACGGAACATACTGGCGGCGCATCGGCAATGATGAGGCACTCCAGCACACACTGGGGGCCCTCTCCGACCGTCTGGACAGCAGGCTCAGCCGTCTTGATGGAGCCTCAGCCAATCTCCTGTTCGCCTCGCTCTATCAGGACGGATCAATGCCCACCCCCCCAGCATGGGCCACACGCCTTCATGTCGTGGCACTGGGGGCAGGAGGGGGAGGTGCCAACTGCCAGGCATGGGGCGAATTCTCCAACACCAATTCTTCAGGCGGTGGCGGTGGAGCTGGCGCCTATGCAGAAGGTATCTTCTCCATCTCTCCTGCCGATACCCTGTCCGTCAGGGTCGGCCGGGGGGGCACCACAGAACAGCCTGGCGGCGATACCGTACTGTTCATCAACGGAACTGCCGTCATGACGGCAGGTGGCGGCAGAGGAGCCTCATGGCAGGCAAAGGCCTCCAGTGCTGGGGCCCCTGGCGGTTCCGCACATGGAGGAAACATCCTCATGCAGTCCGGTGCCCCAGGGTCAGACGGGCAGAACGGCCCGTTCATTCTTGTTGGCAACGGAGGCGACTCTGCTTTCGGGGGCGGTGGACGGGCCGGTGCACAGGGAGGACTGGATGCCTCCTCCTTCGGTGCGGGAGGAGGTGGAGCCTATGATGCCTTCTCCAAAAACACACTCTTTTCTGGCGGCACAGGAGGCAACGGCCTGATCCGCTATCGCTGGCTGGTCTGAGCGTCATCCAGCCTTTGGGACCGCCCGCAGGCGGCGCAATGAAACCAGCATGAGGAAACCATGACACAACCAGCAAACAGGGTTCCTGCCTGGCGCTCCTACACGGCAACGGGAAACCCGACAGACATCGTCCCCTCCACAACCGTTGCCAGGGAAATTGGCGGCAAGATTGACGCCATCAACGGCCAGGCAGCGGGGCTGACCATTGATGGTGACAGTACCCTTGCAGGAGAAAAAGTCCGGGATGTTCTGGCCCGCTTCCCGGAAAAACTGGTGACCAGCTACGGTGTCACCCACGACCCTGACGGCCAGCACACAGCCACCAACAGTGCCGCCTATCAGGCCGCCATCAATGACTGTGCAGGCACCTTCCGGCTGGTGCACCCTGCCGGGCTGTCCGTCATGCTTGGAACGCTCCGCATCACCCGCCCGGATACGCATCTCGTCCTGGATGGTATCATCACCCTGGCGCCAGACAGCAACACGAACTGTCTGGACATCTATGCCCCCGGCCAGTCTCTGGAGCGGATTTCCATCACGGGACAGGGAATCATTGACGGAAACCGGTCCGGCCAGCAGGGGGGACAGACCGCCGTAAGTGGCGGCATATGCGCCAACACGCTGAGCCATACAGACAATACGCCTGATATGCCTTCATTTCCAACACGGATCGACAATCTGCTGATTTCCGGAATCACGATCCGCAACACCTTCAACTGGCCGCTTTCTCTGGGGTTCATCAGCAACAGCCTCATTACCAACGTCACGCTGCTGGATGGCGGCAACAGCCCCCAGTTCATCTGGTCGGCTGACAACTGCTGGTTCACGGACAGCCTATCAACCGGTCACACCGATGGCGGTTTCGTCTTCTACATGGGCTGCCGCCGCTGCGGGGCCACAGGTAATACGGTCTCCGGCAACCATGACGGGATCGGCGTCTATGCCGACAGTTCCGACCAGCCCGCCAACGAGAACATCCTGATCGCCAACAATCATGTTCACGACAATGCCGACGGGGGCATTGGCATCACGACGACAGACCAGAAAAGTGCAGACGGGCTGATCCAGCGGAACATCCTCATTACGGGAAACATCCTCTCCAACAACAATACGCACGGACGCAACGGGGGTGGATCCATCGGCATCGTGGCGGCTCATGGCGTACAGGTCCGCAACAACCTTGTATCCCGTGATGGATCAACCGCCAGAACGGGCAACCCGGTCTATGCCGCCTATGTCTCGGACAGCTGCCAGTTTGTCGAAATTGAAGGCAATCATTTTGAGGATATCGGCTCCACTGCCAATCCGGGAACGACCATCTATCTCAACAGGCCCACTGGCGCCATCATCCGCAACAACATATTTGCCAACACGGCCGGTACCTCCGGCCCGCTCCGTACAGGCCTTGGCGGAACGGTCGGTGCTGCTGGCCTCATCAGCGGCAATGTAGCGGCCGGACCAATGGCCGGCCCCCTGCTGGCTCTGGCATGGCAGACTGATACAGCTTTCATCAGCCAGCCAGATGGCATGGGCGGACTGCTGGATACCCTCCCCCGAAGCAGCAACATCGTGGCATCAGGCCATTATGACTATGATGGCCGTACACTGAGCAGGCAGATCGGTGCCACGACCGATGATACGGGCCTCTTCCTCCAGACAGCACGGAACCAGACCACGGGAGCCGTTTCCGGCGATATTGTCCTGAACAAGGGCAACATCTTCCGGGTCTTTTCCCTCTCACTGAACGGGGCCATCACCACACCGAACGGCCACGTCCTGCTGAACATACGCAGCCCATCCGGCGCACCGCTCATGATGCAGGTTTTCACCATAAAGGCAGCCCATGGAGACAGGGTCACCTTTCCGCAATCCTTCACCAGCGACACCGTGTCGGTAATGGTTCCGCCATTCCATAACGGAACCAACATGATTGTTGGCGGCCCCTCAACCCTCTCCCCACCGGACCGCACCGGCTTCACGGTTGGAAAATTCTGGGTCGGACTGGGAGGTGCCAATATTGATCCGGCCGATGACATTACTGTCATGGCCATTGGAGAGCTTTCGTCATGACCCAGAACATGGCCTATTTCGCCATAATTGATGAAGGAGCCGCCATGGAGCCTGTCCCCATCCGTGGCTGGACCATCATTCCCCTCACGCAGGACAGGAAACAGGCCGATGGCACCATAACCGCCCACAGCCTGACGGAAGAAGAGCTGCTCCAGCAGGTCACACCGCACATGCCTGCGGGAAGCCGGGCCATCCGCCTGCATGTCACGGATGAAGACTGGAACGCCCGCCCTGTTGTAAATCCAGTTCTCTCCAAGGGGGGCATCACACAGGGAAAAACACCCTCCACCACCCTGCGGGACCAGGCCGCCGCCATGATGCTGCAGGTTCAGCAACAGGCAGCCATGACTGCCGCCATGGGCGAAACCTTCGGCCCCAAAATGCGGGCCTGTGTCAGCACACTGAGAGCCATCCTGGATGGTTCTGACACACCAACGTCCCTCCCCACGTTACCCGCCAGACCAACAGATTGAGAGCCCCCATGAATCCCTATTTTGCAGGCTGTTTTCTCCTCACCATGCTGGCCTTTCTGGGAGGGCTGATTGCCTATGCCAACAGGGCTGGACGCAACAGCGCACGGGTCCGGTCCAGCCAGCAGGACGCGGCAACAGCCCAGGCCACAAGCAAGGCCGCCCGCACCATGCTCGAAGCCCGTACCAACGGCCTGCGGACCCGCACCCAGCTTCTGGACACACTGGAAAAGGGACAATTCTGATGGCCCCCGCTCCACCGCCTGCGGGACTACTGGCAGGGCTGGCCTTGTGCCTGCTGGCAGGCTGCAACCAGCCTCCCTTTCGTCCCCTCTGCCCGGCGCTTGTCCATTATTCGCCAGAAGAAGAGCGGGCTGTCGCCAGAGAGCTCCATCTCCATCCTGACCTGAAGGAAACGCCCCTCTTCCTTCTGGATTATGGAAATGAACGCCATGAAATTCAAAAAATCTGTAGCTGACCACCACGCTCTCACCCCACATTGACCGCCCGCCAAGGCGGTTTTTTTTATGGAACTGCTCCCATGATGCCCACACACCTTCCTGACAGGATCACCCCTCTCAACGAGCGGATTGCCGCCCTGGAGGCAGTACAGGCCCGTCATGATGAAGACCTCACAAAGCTCAGCAACAAGATCGATAATCTGGCGCTGGAACTTCATGCTGGCATTGCCTCCCTGAGCGAACAGATACGGGAGAGCAATTCATTACGGTCACGCACTGTTACAGCCGCCATCACAGGCGGCGGTGCGGTTGGCGGAGCAGTCGCCGTGGGGCTCTATCAACTCATCCACACGCTCTACCCCCATTTCTTCGGAGGCTGATGACCATGCCCCAGACACCCACCCGGCCACCCCGTGGCATCCGCAACAACAATCCGGGCAACCTCAACTTCGCCCATCAGCCCGGCGCAATGCTGGAGCCTGCGGAGCCAGGCATCACGCCCCGCTTTGCCCACTTCTCCACATCAGAAGCTGGCCTGATGGCCTTGCGGGACCAGCTCTGCCGTTACATGGTACGGGACAGGCTGGATACCGTCGCCTGCATCATCAGCCAATGGGCCCCCCCGGCCGAGAACGATACCCGACGCTACATTGATACTGTTGCGCAGGCCCTTGGCGTGACGCCGGATACAGTCCTCGGCCCGCCTACGGCCACCCTGCTTGCCAGCCTGATGGAGGCCATCATCCACTACGAAAATGGCCAGAACCCTTATGGACGGCTGGTGGCCCAGGTCGCAGCAGCCCTCCCTGCCCTCCGGCAGACCCCAGCGACCTGACTGACGCTTCCATCTCATCATACATCAATCCCATGACCGCCTCTCTGCGGTCTTATCATCACGGAGATACCGCCAATGGATATCAGCTCCTTTTTCACCACCCTTCCCGATGGTCTCCAGAACTACGTGGCGCTGGTTGTAGCGGGACAAAATTAACGGCACTTTTAGACAAAATTGCTGGCACAAAAAATAGGGGGGTGAGCAGGCCATAGAATCGGCCTCATCACCCCCATCAGAAACGCCGTTTAAACCGCCCTTAAACCCCGTTTCAATTCGAGATCAGAAGCTCGCCCCGTCGTCCCCGAGCATCGGTCTTCTTCGACAGAGAATAGGTCACAGCAACTTTCTCGACATCAAAATTGCTGAAAATCTCCCTGACCTCCGGGCAGTCATTCAGAGACAGAATGAATTTCCCTTTCAGATTGCGCAGACGGGCAGCCATCTCAGTGAACTCGCCCCTTCCGAAGGCCGCCTGATAATAATCTTCAGTCCCATAATAGGGCGGGTCCAGATAGAATAGTGTGTTGACTGTATCATACCGATCAATCACTGCCTGCCACGGCAGGCACTCAATCACGACCCGATTGAGCCTTTCAAACACATCTTCCAGCACAGGGACCAGTTTGGTCAGGTCAAAACGGGCAGAATTGGTCCGACTTACCCCAAAATTACCACTCGCCTTTCCTCCAAACACAGTCCGCTGGAGATAGAGGAAACGGGCAGCTCGCTCCAGATCGGTCTGTGTACCCGGGTCAACGCTGTTCAGCCTTTCAAACTCGCTACGACTTGTCAGCTGCCATTTGAGCATATCCAGAAACGCCACGTAATGACGCTGTAGCACACGGAAAAAGTTGGCGACTTCCCTATCGTAATCATTGATCACTTCACAGGCCGGGGCAAAATCCCGCCTCAAGAATATCCCTCCCATCCCCACAAACGGCTCGACATAGCAGCTGTGATCAACTGCCCTCTGTCGGGCGATCACCCTTTTGGCCAGAAGTCTTTTCCCACCGACCCACGGTGCTGCCGGGCGGGCGGCCCGTCTTGTTTCCATCTGCATCGTCATAATGTTCTCCTCGTTCTGTAGCGGGATGCTCCGCTTTTCTCCCATCCTCTGGGGGAAAATCAGGCAGATCAGGGAACACCGTCTCCGGCAGTCCGCCCCTGATCTCCAGCTCGTTCACCTGCCGCTGGGCCGACAGCGCAGCAGAGTGATATTCCTTGATGACTCGTTCCCTTTCATAGAGACGCCGCCACAGCATCTCGGCTTCCTGCCCCTGAACCGTCAGCCGGTCAGTTAAAAACCGCTCACGGTTCAGGGCCAGGGCGAGCTGTTCATTCTCCAGCTGTTCCGCATCAATCACGTTGCGCTGCCGCTGGAGACGGTCTTTCATGACCTGCCCGTACCAGCCCGCAAGCCCACCTATTCCGGTCAGGATTGCCTCGTGATACTGCCTGAACAGGTCAATCAGGGCAGGCCAGTTCACGACGGCTGCGTCCCCGTACCCGGGGCAGGAGGCAGTTTCGTGCTGGTGGTGTCCGTCCCGTTCGCTATCGAAATGAGCGCCTTCATATAGGTAACCCACCCTTCCGGCGTTGGCTCATTCAGGCTGGCATACTCATTGTAAACGGTCTGTCGGGCGGCACTTAGGGCGGATTGAGCCTGCACAGTGAGAGGGATAACCGGCTCGGGCGGTGTATAAGGGATTATTTTATTGGTGCCCCCTGCCAATGCCTTGGGACTATAATCCTGCTGGAGGGGAGGCCACTGGGCGTCGGTCATTCCTGCCATCTGAACGTACTCAACCCCATCAGGGACCTCGATCCTGTTCCAGCCGATAATCTCCCGGTCAGATTTCTGATCCTGACCGGATTTTACTACGCAAAAGAAAATATTCATCGTCACATATCTCCAAAAGCGACAACGTCAATCACAGTCTGACGCTGCTCGATGCCATAACCAGTCCCATTCCAGCTATTTATACTCAGCGAAAATCCGTACCTGTCCACTGAAAACCTATCAACTGTGTGGAAACTATTTCCACCACTGTCCATAGACATTACCATTACCTGAACATCATCGCTTTTAAATTGCTGGGGGAACTGTATTCTTTGTCCATGACTGCCCTGCGTGGTGAACCGCTGAATAGACGTCTGCCTTGTTGCATCCGCCAACAGATTGCCATTGTCCCTGAAAATTAATCCATCGCCCCCCGGGTACCATGAGCGAGTTCCCCAGCTGATCTGGCCTCTCAACTGATTATTGAACGTGACTGCCGGATTGACCGTCATCACCGCACCGCCGTTGTTGACGGTAAGCGAACCAGACGCCGTAGGACTGGAAACGGGCAGCCTGCTGTCGAGATCAGTCGCCAGCGCCAGGTCACGCCACCGGCCTGCGCCGTCACCGAATGTAGGCCTGTCAGAGGCATGGTTGACATGCAGCCCCACCCCGGCCGTATCGCCGGGGGCGATCCCCACGGTCCCTGACAGGACACCCTGAACATCTGCGGCCAGAGCCAGATCACGTGCTCCGGTTTTATCGAGATAGACAGGTTTACCGGTTGAGCCGTTGGTGTGGAGACCCAATCCTGCGGAATCTCCGCCCCCCATCCCGTACGTGCCGGACAGAAGGCCCTGCACATCTGCGGCCAGAGCCAGATCACGAGAGCCGGTTTTATCGAGATAGACAGGTTTCCCGGAGGTATGGTTGGTGTGCAATCCCAACCCTGGGGAATCCCCGTCTGTCATCCCATACGTGCCGGAAACTGCCGTCTGCAGGCCCTCCTGCACCTGCTGGCTCAGGCTATCGACGTCGCTCCCCCACGCCAGATCACGCCAGCTGTCTCCGGCCGCTCCAAACGTCGCACGGCCGGTGCCATGATTGATGTGCAGCCCGATCCCAGCGGTATCGCCCGGCCCCAGCCCTGCCGTGCCGGACAGGACACCCTGCACATCTGCGGCCAGAGCCAGATCACGAGAGCCGGTTTTATCGAGATAGACAGGTTTTCCTGAGGTGTGATTGGTGTGGAGCCCCAGCCCTGGGGAATCCCCGTCTGTCATCCCATACGTGCCGGAAACCGCCGTCTGCAATCCCTCCTGCACCTGCTGGCTCAGGCTATCGACGTCGCTCCCCCACGCCAGATCACGCCAGCCCTTGCCGACTGCCCCAAACGTCGCACGGCCAGTGCCATGATTGATGTGCATCCCCACCCCGGCCGTATCGCCATCGGCCATCCCTGCCGTGCCAGAGAGTGCTGTACTGGACAGTGTGTCTGCCCTGTCCTGCAGGTCACAGATTTTCCTCAACAGCGGGTTGAAAAACTGAGTAGTAAGGGGTGTGCCTTTCTGTTTTCCCGGGATCAGATCGAGCAGCTGTGGCCGTCCGTCACCGTCCTGCGTCAGGTTCGCCAATCCCGGGAAATTGGGCCAATTCGGGTTAGCCATCTATCCACACTCCGTCATGCTGGAAGTAAACCTCTGTGTCCGCTGGCTTCAGCAGCCGGAACACGGACTGCAGATGCGCATATTGATTGGTGTCATCCTGGGCTGCCTCCAGCGTGCCGCAGACGGCAGGCCCGCAGATCGCCTGAAGAACTCCAGTGGGCAGCTGGACGATCCAGATGAACCGTACCCATTCCTGAGCGCACTCTGCCGCCCCGCAGGTCGCAGCCCCGCAGATAGACGGATCAGGCTCCTCGATCGTGACGTCAAAACCCCAGTATTTCGCCAGCTCCACGTAATAAGCCGGACGCTGATCGCCACGGGCCGTCCAGCGCTGCTGGAGGACGCTACGCCACTCATCATCACTGAGGACGCCCGTGTCCCGCCCGACAGGGTCAGGCCCCAGCAGGCGGCGGTAATCGTCCAGAAGGGAGGTCGCAGAGGCTGGGCATATCTCGCTGCACAGGGCGGCTATGTCTCCCTCCAGCTGTTCCCGTGGTCCGGCCAGCGCCATCATCAGGGCACGGACATTCGGCCCCCGCAGAGCCTGTCCGGGCGGGAGCAGGTCTTCTGCCCATTCCCGACCGATCTCAGCCGCCGTGCGGGGGGCGGATACAACCATCCTCATGATGTGCCGTCCCGCCAGTCAATGCCGGTCATGATTGGCATCTCCATCGACTGGAACACGATATCTGCAGCCGGGGCGATCACGCTGGAGCGGGCCCCGACTGTGTCATAGAGGGCAGCCTGCAGCGCCTCCACGTACAGCGTTCCCCCAATCCCAACCCCATTGAATATGGCCGCAAAGGCGGACGTCACCGCCTCCCGGTTGGTCTGGTTGTCCAGCCCCAGCCGGACCACAGGCGTCTGCGGGACCAGCTCGACAGGATAGACCGTGGCGTTGCCCCGCACGGGCCGCCGCTCATCAATGTAGGCCTGCACACGGGCCACCTCATCGGCGGTCGGCACACGAGGGCCCGCCATGGCAATCACGATCCCCACGGTGCCAGCCCCCGTATACGAGGGCACCACGTTCACGGAATAGGCCCCTGCGGCCAGTGCCCAGCTGCGATAGTCCTGAACCGTGCCGCCGTTGTAAGGAGTGCGGATTTTATCGACGATCCGGCTGCGCCAGCTCTCCACCGGCTCGATATCGGCCCCACCGGCCAGCCCGTCCTGATCCGTCACCACGGAGACCACACCTGCCACCGGCTGCACCAGCGTCAGGGTCGTGTTGCCCGGAAGGTTGCCGCCCGTGCCGGTCGTGGTGCATGTCACGGCCACGGAAGCGGAGCCGCCTGCCGGGACGGTGACGGGCTCATTCAGTGCCCACTGCACCGAACCATCCACTGTCAGGGTCGCCCCCTGAACCACGGTGACGGCCTGCCCGGCCGTGATGACCACATGACCGACAGCGGCCTGCGGCCCGATCCTGGGTACACCCCAGATGTCGGCATGTTGCGGGAGAAGACCACCGTTACCCACCGTGGCGGTACTGGGCAGAAACTCCAGTGCCCGGCCCTGCAGGAACAGGTAGGTCTCGTAATCGCCCAGTGCCAGCGCAGCCGCCAGAACCTGCTCGAACGTCCCCGGTGCCGTGGCATCCAGCCGGACCGGCTGGCCATCGGCATCAGTGAAGGTCTGCCTGCTGAGAGATGTGGCCAGCCTGCGGGCCAGCTGGTCCGGGGTAGGAATGCTCATGCTCATGGCGTTACCTTCTGGGTGACGGACACCCCACCACCCTGAACCGTCACCGCCAGCACGCCCCGCAGGCCCTCACCGGGGCTGCGCTGCCAGCTGGCCGAGACCGTCAGTTCAGTGTCATGATAATCGGCAATGGCCGTGACGGCCTCATTGGCGTAATCCTCTGCGGCCAGCCGGGTGCTTTCATCCCGCTTGGCCCGTTCCAGCAGCCAGAGCCGGGAACCGAGACGCTGGCCATCCGCCAGCAGGATGTCCCCGACCCATCCACGCCGTGCCCCCAACGGCACAGCCGTGCCGTCAGGGGCCGTCAACAGGGACGGCACCATGTCATCTGGTGCCGCCCGCCGGTCCGAACCCAGCGCAATGAGAAGCGGCGAGGTCAGAGTCCGGTCAAAAGACACACGCCCCCTGCCACCCCCGGCGGGGGTGATGACCAGATCGGTCTGCCCGGCTGTGTCCGGGCGCAGATCAATGGTTGCGTAGGTAGGCTGTGTCATGAGCCCAAAATAGAAAAGGGCTGGCCCCCATGGCAGGGCTCAGCCCCATACCCCGAAACAGGGGTTTGAACCGTGTTTAAACGGGATTTACTGCGGTTTCCCGGTCTGTGCCCCGCCTGCCTGAACGCCGCCATGGACATGACTTTTCAGGCTGACCCCACCACCAACCACGTCCTCCGTTGCGATGATCTTGCCATTCACCTGTACCCCGTCAGCCGTGACTGTCAATATCGGGATACCACCCACCTTCACAACCAATGACTGGGTGCAATCCACCTCCACGATCTGCCCAGCCCGCAGATGAACACGCTGCCCCGCCTGATCGTACAGAACTGTCTCACCCTCGTTCAGGCCGCCCATCCGGGCCGCCCCCGGATTGGAGGGAGGTAGTGCGAACAGGTCAGAAGGATCACCGCCATTCTGAAGAACATGCGTGACCGCCCCATCAAGCGGGACGTGGGAGCTGAACCCGAACGGATAGTGAACGGGCACGCTGGTCCGCTGCTGCCCCGCATGGGCAACCACGCTGACATGTTGTTCTGGCCCATTGTCATCCAGCAGTTTCACCACACCCCGCAGAACCTGCCCCCGGATGGTGTGATAAAGATCGGTCAGGCTCATTTCCCATGTCTCCCGGCCGTACCGCTGCGCCGCACCGACCGGCCATGTTGCGGCGTCCGGTCAGCCGCCCCGGTCAGATCGTAAGCATCCGGCGGCACCACGGAGATGCGTGTGCTTTCTTCACGGCCCGAAACAACCCACGTCACACCGCCGATGAGCATGTCGCCATCCAGCCCGTGAACACTGTCCTTCACATGCACGATCTGATTGGGCCGCCACAGGTCACCTGCCGCTGTCCGCAGCCGTGGCACGGTATAGACATAGGCGGTTGCCCCGGCCCGTGAGGTACGCATCCGCCATGCAGCCTGATCGTCCAATGAGTAAGGCTGGCCGTCCTGCCGGGCTGCCGTCTCCGGCCGGGCCGTGGCCTGTGTCTGACTGTAACCGGGACGCCGCACCCGCTGCGACTGCTGAAGAAGGGGGGCCAGCTCACTGCCGGACCGGGACTGCTGCGGCGTCTGCTCGCTGCTGGTCCGGGCCAGATAGACCCGTGGGCGATACCGCCCCACACCCGGATCATGACAGTAGCCGAACTGGCAGGCGGCCCGTTCCTCATGCGCCCCCATCCCGGTGATACGGGCCGGTGAGCCTGCGGCCAGATCAGGGAACAAGGGGGCCTTCATGCCCCTGTGCCGTGATCGTCCCTGCGCCTTCACGATATGGTCGCTGAAGCGTTGCGTGATTCTAGCCTCCACCTTCCGCACATTCCCAGCGGGGAAGATCAGGTCTTCATCAGCCCGTGTCCTGCCTGGGCTGGTGAGCAGGATGCGGCCCAGCCCGTCCGAGGTCACCAGAACCCCACGCTGGCGGGACTGCTGCTCGATCACGTCAATGGCTCTGGATGAGGTGTCAAAGGCAACCACCTCGAACGGCGCCCCCGTATCCACCACCCGCTGCACGGACAGGCCGAAAGGCTGGGCCAGCCCACCCACGACGGCCTCCAGCTTCACCCGGTCCATCCGGCCCGGTCCCTCAGCCTGGGCGGCACAATCCACCAGATCACCGGCCAGATCACGACCAGAGATCGTCACGGACAGGCTGCGCTCATCCCCACGACTGTTCATGGCCTCCAGCCATCCTTTCAGGACGGTCTGGTTGTGAATGTCGATCCGCACCGACTGCCCCACACGGGGCATCGTGCCAGTGACCAGCGGCACAGGCAATTTCAGTTCCGCCCGCCATATTCCCGCAAGATTGGACAGGTCCAGCCCGACTTCCAGCGTCTCCCAGTACCGGCACACTTTGCCATCCAGATACAGGGCCGCAACCCGGTTGCGATGGACGGTGATTTTTTCAGTTGTCACCGACCGGCTCCAGCAGAGTGATCGTGCCCGGTCCCGTCAGGGCCGGATGGAAAAGCCCGTTGCGACGGGCACCGTCATCCAGCAGGCCCTGAACCCTGCTCACGTCATCCCCCTCCAGCGCATAACACAGTGCCCAGAGCGACCGGGGGGCGGCCACCGGCACGTCCACCACGGCAGGGAGCGAGCCGATGCGCACCGTCGCATCCGCAATCAGGGCGGAGCGCAGGGCCTGTACCCGTCCGAACAGAGGCTGCAACGCCACGGTGGTCCGGGAAGAAGATGCCGCTACAATATCATTCACCAGGGCATCCACTGCTGAGACAATCTGCCCCAGCAGGACTTCTGCATCCTGATTGCTCACGAACTCACAGTCCGACCAGGCACTGGCCAGCTGGCTGACGATGAACGCTCTGGCCGCCACCCCCAGAGCCAGCACGGCAGCCGGATCAGGGTTGCTCAGGCTCAGCCGGTCAGCGATCTGCCCGAACTGCTCCGCCCCGGCCAGAAGAAGCGCAGCCACCTGCTGCCCGGTCACTGTTTCATCATCGCCCTGACTGGCCTGCTGCGTGGCCGCTGGGGCCACCACGGCCCTCTCCGCACTGCTGACACTGGCCGCTAGTGCCGCCGGTGTGCCGATCAGCACGGCGGAAACTGCCTCGGCATAACTCCCGTCCAGATTCTGCCGGGGTGCCACCACGCCGACCGCCATGGCGGTCTGCGGACCGGAAATGGCGGCCTTCACCGGCTCCGGCGCACGGGCCGTAAGCGCATCCCAGACGCCATGCCCCTGCGAGATCAGGGACGACACGGCGTTGATCAGGGCCAGCGGCAGAGCGGCTAGCGACAGCACGCCTGCGATAACTCCCTGCGCCTCGTCCAGCAGCTGATCAGCCTCTGTCAGCAGGGCATTGATGGTGTCGAAAAGATTTCCGAAAAACCCTTTTTTGGCAGGGGGATCAGGGTCACGGACCAGCTGCGCCTGAAACTGCGCCAGCCTGATCTGCTGCTCATTGAAGGTGATGGCGGCAGGGGCCACCAGCCGGACCTGCAGTCGCCCCCACCACGGGTGCAATAGGGTCAGCTTCCCCTTTTTGGCCAAAACCTTCCGCATCCGTTGCGCCCGGATGACGTAATCATCCCCGACAATCACCCCGCTGATCGTGATAGGGCTGTCTATCGCCCCGAAATCCTGAAACACCTGCTGGGATGGCGGCAGGTCTGGGAACAGCACCCTGTTGATTCGCCTCCCGATCTCCTCCCGGCTGTCCATGATGGCAAAGCTCACACCGCCCAGGCTCGCAAACGTGGCAAACCGACTGAACAAACCGCCCGCAAGTCCAGACCCCAGAGCCGAAAGTTCAGGCCCACCCAACCCTGTCAATCCAAACCCTGCGTCTGCCATCACGGCCTCCCCATCATTGAGTTCAGGCCGCCATGAACATGAACATCCAGCGGCTGATTGTTCTGTCCCTCAGCACGGACCTGCATGCCTTCAGCGGCGTGAACGTAGAGATGGACACGGCTGGGAGGAGGCGGCTCTTCCCGTCTCTGCACGACAGGAGACAGAACCGGCTGGGCCGCTGCGGGTTTCGTCTGAACTGCGGCCGGACGCCTCAACTGCCCAAGCGCATCATGAAGGCCCGGCAGACCTGCTGCCGGTCCCGGCTGAACTGCGGCAGGCAGCCTCAACTGACCCAGCGCATCATGAAGCCCGGGCATCCCAACGGCCCCGGCTAGCCCACCCTGCTGGGAGGGCATGGCCGGACGCCTCAACTGACCCAGCGCATCATGAAGCCCGGGCAGCCCAACGGCACCAGCCAACCCGCCCTGCTGGGTGGGCAGTGGCGTCATAGCCCTCTGCACCGGGTTGTCGTTGGCGGGGACAGGGCTTGCTGGGCCATTGACCGTCGGGGCATTGTTCGGCGTCCCGGGCTGCGGGGCCGGTGTAGCACCGGGATGAAACACCCGGCTGACAGCCCCCGTCACGCTGCCCCACGCCCCTTTCAGGGCGCTGGGAATTGCGTTGAGCATCCTGTTGATGAAGTCAATAATCGCCTGACCGACACTGTTCAGAACCGCTTTGATCTTGTCCCAGTGCTTCCAGCATTCATACAGGGCAACGCCAACCGCTATGATTCCGGCCACGGTCAATACGACCGGCCAGGACAGCACGCCCATCACCGCCGCCATCACCCCGAACCCGGCAGAAACTGCCGTGGAGACGGCCCCGACGGCCGCCAGAACGGCTGTCAGCCCCAGAAAAGCGCCAACGGCCCCAATCAGATACGTGGATACGCCGGGAAGGGCATGGTCCATTTTCTCAAGCCCCGCATTGACCGAGTTCACCACGGCGGTGATGCGGGCCAGGATCGGCGCAAAATCATCCCCGATGCGGCGCATGAGCTGCGCCATGGCATCCTCGAATTGTTGCACCTCAATCAGCTCTGACTTCCGGCCGTCAGCATAATCCTGATCAATAACCCCTTGGGTTGCTCCAGCAACCTTCTGATGAATTGCGACGTACTGCGGCCAGTTTTCCAAAAGGGCTTTTACAAATCCTGTATCCTCCACGTTATTGAACAATTTGGCGACGCCCTTGTTCGTATCACCAACCTTATTGACCAGTTGCCGGACACGGCTCAGAATTGCCAGCATGGGGTCTTGACCATGCTGGCGAGCCTTTGCTTCCAGATCAAAAATGTCCTCGTGGAAAACCTCATGCCATCGCTTGGCACCGGCTGTGGACGTCACAGTTTTCAGAAACGCCCGTGTGTTTGTGACCGCCTCTCCCTCGGTACCTGTTGTTTTGCGGACAACCGCCATCGCCGCCGCCAGATCGTCCACGGCGGCTCTTCCTTTCAGTCCCAGTGAACCGGCAGAAGCGGCGGCCTGCGGCAGCAGAGGGGCCAGCTTCTCAAAAGGAAGGTCAGCGTTTTTTCCAGCGATTGCCACGCTGGCCAGAGCACCCTGAAGATGGGCATCGTCAATGCCGAGAGACTCTTTCAGGGTAAACGCTGATTTTGCCACGGCCTCCGGGTGGGCATTGTATGCCGTGGCGATTTTGGCCGTGGTGGCCAGTGAACTTTCCAGCTCCTCCCCCCGAAATCCCTCACGGGAGAAGAACCCTAATGCCTCGGCCAGATCACCGCTGCGCTGGCCGGTCGCACGGGCCAGCTCATTGATCCTCACCTTCTCAGCAGCGACATACTGATCCAGCTCTGCGCCGTGTATCTCCAGACCGATCCCAACGTGGCGGATCGTGTTGTCATACTCGGCGGCCTCTTTGACCGGCTCAACCAGCTCAAACCCACTGACAAGGGCACCAAATCCCTGGCCCTGCGCACGGCCCCATTTTTCGTGGAAACCGTGCATGGCATGGCCGACATCATCTTTCAGGCCGCCCATAGCGCTCTTCAGGCGGCCCATGACCCCGATGCTGCGAGTGGCATTTTCCTCAACAGCACTCAGCTTTTCATTCAGCGGGTTCAGCCCCTCGGCGGCCTCGGTCCCGGCACGCCCCATGCCGCCCATTGCCGCTCCGGCACGCTCCACCGCTTCAGAGGCTGCATCCGCTCCACCTGTGGCATCACGCAGAGCTTTATTGAGTGTTTCCGTGGCGTTTGAGGTTTCTTCGTTCTGCCCGTTAACCTGCGATAAAACCCGGTTTAACGCCTCTATCCTGTCCAACACCTCACGCAGGGGGCCGCTCATCCGGTCGAGCAGCTCCAGTTCAAATTGTGCTGTCAGCTCACTCATGAGCAGCCCCCATCGTGTCAGTCCATATCCTGCTGGCTCTGGACCTCGGCAACATAGTCAGTCTGTGCCTGGGTCCAGAACGCCAGCTCCCCCAGTGTCAGGGCACGGAGATCGCTCCGGCCGAACCGGAGCGTGTTGGCAATGGCCGCCAACCTCACTGGCCAGTCGTCTGGCCATCGCTGAAAAAAGCGGCAATCACCTTCTGACAGTTCAGATAGTCACGGGCAGACAGGGCCCGCAGCAGCTTTTCACCCACCGGCCCCTTATTGCCTGTCAGGCTGGCCAGCAGGGACAGGCCACTGTTGGCCCCGGCCCCATTCACACCGGCATCAATCAGGTCACCAGCGGTTGGCTCATGGAAGGTCAACTCTTCCAGCCGCTTTTCTGGCCCGCCATTGGTAGCAGGGAGCGTCACCTGCCGCAGCAGGGCATAATGGACGGAGCCGTCCTCCTGAACCGTGGCCCCGGCTGGCAGGGCCTGTACATCAATCATCTCACTCATGCTGAAAACTCCTGATATGTGTTGAAGGACCATGTGACGGACACCTTGCCGTCATCGCTCCATTCCGGCTGGTCCATGACGAATGCGTCGGGGATTGACCAAACCTTGCCGGTGTCAGACTGCAGCTGCAGCTCACCTTCCCCCAGCGATGGGGCAAACTCTGTCGGGCTGATGTCCTTGGTGGGAACGATCGTCGCTTTCACCTCACCGGGCTGGAACTGGGTGCTGCGCAGGGTCCTGAAATTGGCGTTCACATTCTCGTTTTTCACGCCGGGAACACGGAACTTGACGCCCTTCTGAACATCGTACTGCTTGCCCCGCCAGAACAGGCGGAGAATACCTAACGTCTGCGCCATGATCAGACCTCCATCTTCAGGATGCTAGCCAGGACCATCAGGCTGGCCATGGGCTTGATTACCAGCGTGGTGTTCACCCGGTTACGATCTGTGACATCCCGCTCGAACACCGCCTGCGGGCCGGTTGTGGCAACGTCATCAATCCAGCCCTGCTGGCCGTAGAGAAGACACTGGGAAATCCAGCTGGCTTTGAGCGTTTTGGGTGTCACCACACCATCCTGATTGGAAAGTGGGGACCCATCGTCGGCGAGTTTTGCACGAGCAAAATTGGCTTCGACATACTCATTCCACTCAAACCGCACCCGTGCCCCGATTGCAGGCAGCATCACGTCCCACACACCGCTGGCGGTGCCGGTATCCGGCTGCTGCACCCGTGCGGTCACGATACGCTGGAGGGCCACAGTGCCGTCCGCATTCACAATCACCGTGGAGCAGCCGTTGCCCAGCAGCACGTTGCGCTGTGCGAAGGTGTAATCGTCCCCATGCTCCGGCCCCAGACCGGACAGCGTGTTGAGTGGCAGGCCACGCAGCTGGCGGGATGGGTCAGTGTTCAGGCTCTGTGCCACGACCGCCCCAAGAGCGGAAGCCATCTGCCACGTGGAAGCACGGGGGCGTTCCCACGGGAATATCACCAGCTCCTCCGCTGTCAGGAACTGCTGCTGAAAGGCCAGTGCCTGCCCCAGAGAGGCCCGCAGTCCCACAATCACCCGCATGTCCTTGGCAACCATCGCATTGCCACGCCGCTTGGCCTCAGACACAAACGCCTGCACCGCAGCCTGATCGTTCTGGAGCAGCACCACATCGGTGTACCATGTGTCCCCAAGGGCAAGGATGGCTGGCGTGACATCCGGCGTACCCGTGCCGCCTGCCATTGCGGTCACGCCCATCGTCAGTCCTGGCACCTGATCAGACAGGGCGGAAGAGGCCCGGATGTCGATGTCGTTGGTCACCGATCCGCCTTCACCGGCGGTCAGCACCACGGATGCCTGGTCCGAGCCGACAGCCGCCGTCAGGCCGGTGTTCTGGGCCAGCGTACTGGCATTGATCGCCGCCAGAAGGCCAGAAGCCACGCTCTGGGGACTGTCACTGGCCTGCACGGACCAGCTGATGCGCTGCCCACCCAGATAGACGGCCACTGTCCCGGCCCGCTGCGGCGTCCCCGTGAAGGCGATTGACCCACTGGCCGGTTTCGCATCCTTGGGGATGGCAACTGCAACGACATCCACGCTCAGGGTTGATTCTTCAGTCGTGAACCCACGCACGGCCTGCGCCACGATCGAGCCACTGCCAAACAGTCCCTCAATCTGTCCTACCGTCACGTTGCGATAGAGCTGCCCCGCCAGAGCGGCGTTGGCCGTCTGCCCCACAATGATGGGCCGCAGCGGCATCCCTGTCAGGGTGCCGGGGGCTGGAACGTCCCTGATCTCGGTGTAGGAGCCGGGAACGTGAAGTGTTCCCGGAATCTGCTCAAAATCCATCACTTCTTCTCTCCCGTGCTGCCAGAGGCCGGAGCCGTCTGGGCGGGACCGGCTTTCTTCTGCTCGGACGCCGCCTTCATCGCAGTCAGCTCGGCATCGCCCAGCTCCACCACGTCCCCGCTGGCCAGTGCCCGTGCCCACCACGGATCACGGGGATCAACCCGGAACCCACCCGCAGGCACCGCAACCCCGGCAGGCGTCACCACACGGCGGCCGTCAGCCGCCCGCACGGTGAGAAGTGTATTTTCACTCATCGCCGCTCTCCTTCTTCACCTGAACAGTCATTTGTCCGGCCATAAAATCTGCCAGCTCCGCCAGAGCCAGCGTGTTGTCCAATTTGACCCCCTCGAACACCAGCTCCACGGCCACCAATACAGAGCGGTCATCAAACCAGTCCTCGGTATTGGGCAGGGTGATCGCCGCCACCCGGCAGGAACCCACACCCGGCAATGTCCAGCCATTCAGGCCACCGGCTACAGCCGCCATGATCCCGGCCACCCCGATATCTTGCAGTTGCCCCGTTCCCAGATAGAGGTCGTCCGGGCGGCTCATCGTCTGCAGCACAGCGAGCGGAAAGGTCAGGTCACCGATGAATGTGTTGCTGGCTCTCTGGCTGGCCCGCCAGCCGCCCATACCCACGGCCACGCACGGGGCTTCCTTGATTATTGCATCCCACGTTGCCCTGTTGGCATGAGGTGGCAGGATCACGTGCCTGAAGATCGTTTCCGGGAACAAGGCTTTTAGCCGCTGCCGCACGCCCTCAAACGCAACCCCGACCACGTCCCCTTTCAGGATGGCCGCCGGATAGCCAGCCGGTGAGATCGTCTCATCTGTCACAGGATCGACCCTCCACGGGAATGAAACTGCGGTCTGGACTGATAGCGGGACCAGTCGTCGCTCTGGTCCACGACCGCCACCGCATCAAGCGTGGCTTTCCCAGCCACGACATCCCGCAACCATGCCATCGCCGCCTGCTGCCCGGCTCTTATCTGCTCGCTCGGCACATTGCTGCTTCCGTTGGCCAGATCGAACCGGGCCAGCTGGCAGCAGACCCGTGTCAGCACAGCAGGAACGGGACGGACCGGCACGACGTAGCGACGCTGGAGGTATGAATCGATGGTCGAGGTCGCATCATTCAGAATACGGGCCACCCGGGCCGTATCCAGTGTCCCCCGTGGGGCATTGCGGTCCGTGGATGTCCCCGCAATTTCCTCACGGCCGTACCGCTCGATCAGGTCGTCCAGCGTTGCGTACGTCTGCGGTAGCATCAGCAGACCTCAACCAGTGTCAGCTTCGGTTCACGCCTCATCTGAGCTATCTGCCCGGCCGTCAGTTCACCATCCCGATAAACCTTCAGACGCTCATGCTCGATCCCGGCCCGCTTGAACCCGGGGTCAGAGCAGATCACCAGCAGGGAACCGGCTGCCAGTTCGTCCGCCCCATCAGCCGTCAGAACATGCACACTGACTGCTGTCGGTTCCTGTTCATGCCCCTCAGAGGGCAGCTGGACTTCTTCAGCGGGCAGTTCCTGCTTGATAACCGGACCAGCCTGCTCTTCCGTCTTCATGTTCTTGCGTGTCATCAGTCATTCACCATGAGAGGATTGAGATACGGGCAGACGCACAGGTCGAGCGTCTTGCTCCACGGGTTGGACCCGGTGATGTAGGTTTTGCCATCCGGGGCCAGGGTCGGGACAAAATCCTTCTCCAGCAGCTGGCGGGCCGGACCCTCCAGAGAGGTCGGAGCAAAGAGGATATTGGGGCGGCTGTTGTAAGGCTGCCCGTCCCGACGGTACTGGTTCTCCAGCATGGCGATCGCCTTGCCCAGATTCTCAGCCGTCAGGGGCGCAGTCGATCGCAGGGCAAAATTGTGCAGCCCGTAACCGGCATTACAACGGCCATCAACACCCCATTCAAACTGGTTGCGATTGAACACAACACCATCAGAAATCTGGGTGCGGGCCGTGACGGAAAATGGGCGGCGGGTCTGGTAAATCAGCGGCTTCATCGGGTTCTGCGTATTGAACAGATACCAAGCGGGAGAAGCCTGCTCGTTGCTGCCTGGCCGCAGGATGTTGCTGAAAGCAGTCGGGTGGCCGTCCCGGCCAGTACCCTCATGGTCTTCGTCAAAGAAGTACTGGCCATCAATGCCTTCAGTGCGGTGGCCTTTTTCCAACAACCCGAATACCAGCTTGTCCGGCAGCTTTGCCGCATCAGCCGCCAGCTGCTGCATGGCAGGAGTGAGGAAACCGAACTGATCGTCCTCGAGATCTTCACGCCGGATGCCAAACGTCTGCTCAAACGTGCGATTCACGATGGAAAACCGCTGCTGGACAGTAAGCTGATGAACAAGCCTCTGGCCAATCCATTCACGCATCCCCGGCAGCTCAGCGACACGGGGATAAAAATTCTCCCCCGCACTGGAGGGGATCGTCATGGCCACCTTCTGATAGTGGCTCTCAACCGTCGGGATGTATTTATTGAATGCCAGAGACAGCCGGGCTGTCAGCGCATTCATCGAACCTGCGTTAATATCCACGGGTTACCTCTCAGACAATCAGGACATACGGGGTGCCATCCAGCTCGAACCCGGAGAGGGTTCCGACCTGAAGGCGGGTGGAGGCGGCGGAGCTTGATGCGGAGCTTTCACCTGATGCCGGGGCGGACTTCTCTCCGCTGGAAAGGCTGACGGTTTCATCATCCACAGCGTAAACAGGCTGCCCGACATTGGCCCATGTTGGGGCAACATCAAACGGGAGGGCGTAACAGCCCTTCTTCACCCAGATCGGGTGGGGCCCAGCCATGTCGCCAGTCAGAACACTGGCTGCCGGGGAGTTGTCCTTGAACTGCCGTGCCAGACCAGCAATCGCCACAGGCTGGGAGGGCGTGCCTGTCGAGCCTGCCGGAACAATCGTCCCGTCAGCGCATACAGCAACGATGGAGCCACGATAGACCCGGAACCCTGCCGCCACGCCGTGCCCGAACTCTGGGGCGTGCGGCACAACTTTTTCATCGACAATGCGATCAGCTTTGAGAGCCATTAGACCAGACCCCCTGCTTTCAGGTCAGCTTCCGTCAGCCCCAGAGCAGCCTCGGCAGCTGTCAGGCCCGGCACCGACTTCTGCATCGTGCCGTTGTGCTGGTCCCGGCTATGCAGGGTGACATTCCCAGACGGCGCATCCGGCAGGCTGGCAACGATCTGCTCAGCCAGGGCAGCGTCGGAGCTGTGCAGGGTGATCAACTTGCCCTTGAGATCGTCAGTGATCACCTTCTTACGGCCCGCTTCAGACACCCAGTTCTCTGCTGCCATGCGGGCATTGGCCGCCTTCAGCTCATTGATCTGGTTCTGGAGGCCGCTCTCAGAAGCGGCGTGCAGGGTAACCTGCTCCTGCTGCTTCTTCAGGGCCGCAACGACATCATCAGGGGTAGCGTTATCCCGCAGTCCTGCCAGAGCGGCGGCCTGAGAATGCAGGGTGATTGCGGCACGGGACCGTTCCAGTGCCTGGTTGATAGCCACCTCATCCGCATCGTCTTTCAGACCGAGGCGTGAGCGCAGCGCAGCGAGCGGGTAGGTCATGACCCGGCCCTCCTGTTCTGTTGTGCGTGAATGGAGTGTTGTGAGCGAGAGGTCGGGATTGTTGGTCAGGGCAGCACGCAATATCTGTGTGACGGTTCCGTCCGGCTCACTGACCAGAACGGGAGAGATCGCCCGATAGGCGTGATCCTCCAGTGCCGTGCGGCCACGCCTTGTCCATTTCACCCGGCCCCAGATGCCGTCAGCACGGCTCTCCAGCTGTTCCAGCCAGCCCATTGCAGGACTGCCTTTCCCTCGGGGTGCAGCCAGATCGGTGCTGTGATTTTCGTCCAGCACCAGCTTGCCGCTCTTCATGGATGTGGCAATGACAGCCTGCGGATCAGTGACCCGCAGCGTCTTTCTGCCACCCACCGCCGGAAACGAACCTGCAGGCAGAAGATGAATCCAGTCGGGGGGAGTATTGCCACCCGGTAGTGGCAGTTGCGTCATCTCGCTCATGTCGGCAAGATGCCAGCGAAGTGCTTATTTTTTCAGGGTTCAAACCTTTACCCCGGAACAGGGTTTCGGGTCCGAAAAATGGAAACCCTCATATTTGCCCGTACAGGCGTATTACCTTACTGGCCGCACCAATCACCCACAACAGGGCACAGAACGCACACAACCCTGTTTAACGGTGTTTAATTGCTGTTTAAAAAACCTGCATGGGAATGACAATCTGATTAGCGGCGCATCGCACGGGCCAGCCACCCTTCCAGTTCGGTCACAAAATGTTCCCGATCCTCAGCTGTGAATCCCAGATATGGACGGGCCGGGATCGTCACGCTCTGCCGGAAGATGGGATGCCCACCGATGCTGAAAGCAAGGGCTTTTGCAGTCCTGGGTTTGATGATGGCCCCAAACTGATGAACCGCCGCATATGGCTTGTTCGATCCCCAGCGCAGCACATTCCCCTCAGCCTGAGTGACCAGAGAGCCATACAGACCGTTCTGATAATCTCTCCCCCGCAGGATGCCTGGTCCATCTTTTGCAGCCGCATAACCCGGATTGAGAGCAGCAAAAGGGCCGCCATCAGGCGTGACCTGATCGACAATGCGCCTGCGGGTACTGTTCAGGATGATGTGCCCCAGCGGCGTCAGCACACGCTCAGGTTGCGTCCCGATCTCCGATATCCGCCTCAGCGCAGTAGCGACAGGATCAAAAGACCCCGTCAATTTCAGTGAAATCGACACTTGCTTTTTCCTTTCATCCTGCTCTAATTGCCCCGGTGCGGCGTGACACGGTGATATTCTGGTGGCCGTAGCACAGGGCCAGTCAGCAAGACCGGCCTTGGAGCGCATTGTGAGGTTATGTACCAGGCCTCACCGCCGCACCTACTTTTCTTCAAAATTCACCAGATCATCCAGACTACCAGCAATGATGGTTCCTTGCTTTATCTGTGAGATCGCCCGCTTTAGATAAATCCTACAAAATGTCTGAACGAAATTGGCTTTCCCACTTTTTGTACGTTTGACGACAATCCGATACAGCTTTCCGGCCCTACCTGATATCAGCAGCACATTATGGTCATCATCTCGTTTTGCCACGAGCGGAGCAGAGATCATCTCAGGCAATGCCCTGTAATCATCCCCTGTAATCTCACGATGCTTTCTGTTCTTGCCCAATGTGTCGTCAGACAGAATGACGTTATCAGTCAGTGTCCCCAATCCGTTCTTGACGCTCTCAGGTAACGTGCCCGCATTGACGCTACCTAATGCACCCGGTCGCAACAGCTTGCCGATATCTTCAGCCTGCTGCTCCTTGGCGGCAGTGCGGGACAGATGAACGGTTGGCCGGGGAGACAATGGCGGCTGTGCCGCCTCCAAAGCCAGCCGCTTCTCCTTCCATGCCATTCCGGGATTATAGGCAAAAGACGGATCAATCCCACGGGGCACCAGTTCCGTCTTTCCCGTGGCCGGGTTCCGCCACGGGCGCAGGTCAAGCGGGGGCGCCTTATTGACGACCAGACCCCGACTTTTCATCTCAGAGCGGGACACCGGCCTGACGGTGCAATGGCATCTCCACCCATTCGGAGGGTAGTGCGTTGTCCACCACGGATCGTCATTGCGAAGGACCAGACCTGACCACGCCAGATGATCAAGCCGTGGATGTTGACACTCGTGGTGGACGTATTCCCAGCAGGGGAAAATGTCACGAGCCTCATCAGTGTCGAGCTGAGCGAACTGGCCAGCGGAATAGGCTGTAGCGAGGTTAGTGCTGTAGATGATGCGTGCCCGCCAGCCGGGCGAACCGTTATAATCCCATTTATGGGTTTTGGCGATCTGCTCAAAGTCACGCTGAAACTCCTTCAGTGTGCGCCCATCAGTCAGTGCGCTGTTGATGGCCGCCTTCATATCCGTCAACAACGCTTGACCAGTGGCTCCAGCAACAGCAAAGCCACGGGCGTGAGCCTCATTCATGACCTCGCCCCAGCGTTCGGTGGGAACAAGGTCTTTCTGGCGGAAGAAACTGATCGCCTCGCTGGGGGGCAACCCCGCAGCGTGCATCAGTTCAGAGTCCATCTTACTCATGGTCTGCCTGCTGCATCCGGGCCAGCATGGCGGCCTGCCCAGCCATGTGTCCCACCGCCATGCCCTCGGCCATGGCCTCCGCAAAGGCATCTTCAGGCAAATTCAGTTTCTGGAGCTTTTCTTCCAGCTCCTGATAGCTGCTGGCTGTCAGGACTGCTTCCTGCACGGCATCGCTCATCCGTTGCAGGCCGCCCTGGGCGCTACGCCCCAGTGATCGGGACAGCGCATCCAGAAACCGGGCGACAAAACCCTCCGGCCTGTTCTGTAGCGCACTCACTGCCGCATGAAGGCTCAGCTGCTCATTCTGCTGCGGGGCTGGCTGGTTCTGCCCTTCATCCCGGCTGGTCGGGGTCGGGAAGTGAGAGGCCGTTGCACGACCTGCGTGCTGTTGCGGGGCCGTGACCGATGCAGGCAGTGCAGGCTGCGGGGGAACAGCAATGCCCACCTGATCATCACCTTCTTCTGGCGGCTCCAGATTGAGGCGGCTGTACAGGTCTTTTGCAGCAACCTTGAATCCCTGCGGACCAAGCTTCTGGACAGCCTCAATAACCACTTCCACTGGGGCTTCATCAGGACGCCCGATGTTGATACGTGGATACAATCCATCCCGTGGAGGACCGAACGAAAAGTCGATCATCTGCCGGACCAGCTGCTCGTTCAGCGTGTGCGCCAGCAATAGGGCGTCAGCCCGCTCAATATCCTCCTGCACGAGCCTATGGATTGCGCCGGACGCATGGGCACCAGCCCGGCTCTCGGTCGTGCCGGTCTGACCCAAAACGGCCTTCGAGGTCTGCTCATCCAACCATTTTATGCGACGCTCGTGCGTGTCGTTGCTGCCAGCACCGTTTTTCGGCTCGATAAAATCCAACTGCATCTGAGCTGGGACCATACACGCCCCGGCACCAGCCACATCCACCAGTGCCCGCCAGAGGGTCGCACGGTCATCTGCTGTGGCCGATGCGTCGAACTTGCCAATCCTGATAGGGATGCCATATGCCTGTACAAACAGGCCCCAATCACGGTTTGAAAACAGTTTAAACAGGCTGTTGAAAGCCACCGCCCGTGTCAGACCAGAGCGGATCGTCAGGCCTGACCACGACGGATGACGATGCACAAGTGTACGTGCCGGGTCCAGAGGCTGCGCCACGGCCTCGGCCACTGCACCCTCCACATCAGGCCGGGCCGTACTGGCATCATCCCGCAGCCAGATCGTCTCGCCGTCCTGATAGGAAATCTCGAACCAGCGCTGAGGTCGATAGACCAGCCTCTCAGGCCAGTAATTCCCGGCTTCATTGTGCCAAAAAATCTCATGGACAGAGAAACCTTTGGCAATCGCATCCAGAATATCAAACGCTGCCCTTTGTGCGATCCCACGGTCCAACCACGCACGGACAAAATCACCATGCTTGCGCTGCTGGCGGCTCGGGCCAGCATCCTCCACATTCATCGGCAACTGCGCCACCGACCGTTTCCGGGTACTCAGCACACCCAGATAGTGCAGATCTCGCTCCTCGACGATCTCACAGAAAATCTGCCAGTCCCGGCTGTTGCCCTCCGCAGCGGAGCGCATCAGCGCACCCACGTCAGCCGGGTTCAGGCCCAGCGTGGCAATCGGGTCGGCAATGGCAGGGCGTGAGCCAACGATGCTGGCCCCCATCTGTTCTTTCTGTGTTGTGGGCGGCAACGGCCGTCCATGCTGATCAACGAGACCGCTCATGTCATTTCCCCCGGCAGATCACTCTGAGAGCGGCCCGCTGCTTGCCATAGTCCCGCAAATAACGATGCACCTCCGGCAGCGGCTGCCCGGCGGCTCCGGCAGAGCGCAGCTCCCCCAGCAATGCCAGCTGGTCCTCTGGTGAGTAATGGACGTAGCCAGGGCACAGGCCCTTCACCTCTGGCGAGACACACCCGGCCAGACCCACCAGCAGCAGGACCACCACTACCTTAGAACGTGCCATTGCCCAGAGCCTCCTCCAGCTGCCCGTCCGTGTTGCAGGCATCCGTGGCGGCCTGACTGGCCTGCGCCTGTATCTCGGTCACGGTGCGGGCGTCGTTGCGCTGCTGGCGGGCCGCCTTCTCCCGGCTGGCCCGCCATGTCAGGCGCAGGACTGCCGCCGCCATGCCCGCAATGATGATGGTCACGACCATCAGACAGATCGCCTTTATCTGCATCAGAACATCACCTTTCCCAGAATCCCGAACTCATTCGCCGCTGATCCCATCCGGTCCCGGCGTTCCTCATCCTGCGCCGTGTCATGCAGGCCTGACCCGTTGCCCTGTGTCCACGGCAGGGGGACAGGTGTATAGCCGTATTCAAGCGGGGTCGCCCGGCTGGCTGCGTAGGCCAGGGCAAGGGCCACGGCAGCATCCCCATGCCGTTTGCCCGTACTGCCCGTGGTACGACCCTCCGGCACACGGGCCACGCCCCGCACCAGCGTCAGGGCACGCAGATCATCCACGATCTCCCGGTCCTGCGGCAGGGTGATAAGACCGTCCTCAAACGCCGCTTTCAGCGGCGGCATATTTTCCCGGTACCAGGACTCACTCAGCATCACGGCCTCGATCCGGCTGCCGTACCGCTGCACCGTCACCTCGGCGAGATACTGCCCGTTACCTCGGCCATCCAACGCCCCGGCCCGAAGCAGGGGCGTGGCATCCAGAATGTGATGGAGTATCTGCCGCTGCTGCTCAAAGGGGACGTTGCGCAGCTCCACCACAAAGGCAGTGCGTCTCTCCATCTTCTGCCCCAGTGCCAGCAGCCAGATAACCGTGAGATCCCCTGACCGACCGAAATCTACCCCGAAAACGTGCAGCGTGTTCCCGTCCAGCCCTGCCAGCAGGGGGGCCAGCTGCTCCTGAATGAAGGCAGCGGCCTCGGCCTGCCGCAGCCTCTCATCCAGCAGCACGAACCCGCTGTCACAGCCCCAGCGCACCACGGGGATGTCTGTTTCGGCACGGGCCTCAATCAGTGCCAGAGGGAGGTAGGCCCCGGTTCCAGCAGAGGGGATGCACTCAAGCTCCTCCGCAGCGGCTTCACCATAATTGGCAAACAGCTCATCCCGCCATGCCCGCTCTGCCTCAACAGACCAGCTCTTGCCCGTCTGTTCGCATATCTTCCGGTACAGCCCGTCCCGCAGTGCATCATCCAGCGTCAGGCGCATGACATGATACGGCTTCCGGCCAGCACGGGCGTCTGTCACCAGCGTATTGAACGGGTTGGTGTCACCGTTGTGCGTGCTGATAATCAACACCTTTCCGCCCCACATCAGCAGAGCCAGGGCGGCTTTCAGCAATTCGTCCAGATTGTCATGGAAGGCTGCCTCGTCAATGATCACCAGCCCCTGCATGCCACGCAGCGCACGGGGACGGCTGGGAAGAGCCAGGACTTTATGGCCGGAGGCAAAATCAATGCGAAAAACCTTGATGTCTTTTTCTTCCCGATCAGGATCGTTCCAGAAACTTTCCTGCACCTGCATGGAGACTGCCTGCATTATTTTGGCATGGTCAGCGCAGTAATCCACGAACTCACGGGCCATCTCTAGGTTATAGCCGATGTAGAAGACGTCACTCCCCCCCGCTGTAGTGGAAGCGGCCGCAGTCAGATCAGCTATGAAGCTGGAAGCCCAGCTGATACCGGTCCGGCGGGACTTTTCGATCACCACGACCTGATGGCTCTGAACCGCCTGCATGAGCTGACTTTGATAGGGCAGGAAAACACTATTCAGCTGATTCACGATTTTGCTCCAAAAGCCTCGGCCATGATGCCCTTTACTGTCTCAGCAGAAAGGCCCTGCTGACGGGCTGCCTTTGTCACTGCGGCAGTTGCTTCCTGTTCCGCCTTCTCCCGTGCCCGCTTTTCAAGGTCCGCCCGCACATCCACATCCAGTCGCTGCGCCCTGGCTAGTGAATGAATAGCATCCGCCAACATGGACATCCCCTTCGGGCTGGCCTGAAGGGACGTAATCGCATCATCGGCATTTTCGCCGCTGAACATGTCGAAGATGATGCTGTGTAGGGACTCAATCAGGATCGCCTGCGTTTTCCCCGGATTTTTATCGCCCAGATTCTGGACAACAGAATCTGCGATCTCACGTGAGCGGCGTAGACGCTCGACCAACTTCTCTCGTTGCTGGATATGACGCCCCAGAGCCGAACGACTAACATCCACGCTGCCAAGCGCCTGTAAAATCTGGTCAAGAGTTGCACCCGCATCCCACAGCTCCCCGATTTTTCTTTTCACTTCCGGCGGCATCCGGGAGATCTTCGACCTCGGGGCCATTACAGGGGCTTCTTCGTCACAACGCCTGGCACAGGGCGTTCGCAATGCCATGTCTGCTGGCCTTCCGCTGTCAGTTCGACAACAAGAAGATATCGGGTCGGCCTCAGGCGATAGCGTGTCAGGGTGACACAACCATGCCTTTCCAGATGGTCAAGGTCCGCCCGCAATGTCTCCACGTCCGTATAGAAGCCGCCTTCACGAAAGAGGGCCCTGATCATATCCTCATTGAGGCTGTGGCCCGGGGCAATCTCCAGATAGTCCAGAACCCGCCAGCGTCGCTCGCTGGCCAGCTTGTCACGAAAAATCACTATCGGCCTCCTGCCGCTATCACTCCACAATGATGCAAGGCTCCAATCGCCCCCAAGCGTACGCCCAAGGCAATACCCAGACTGAACAGCACCAGACTGATGATTATGGTCAGGCGGAAGCGGGCCCAGCGTTCAGCGTCCATAACGGACCTCCATCATGACCCTCGTGATCTGGTCCATTGTCCGGCGCATGTGCTCCACCTCCTTGGACTGTGCCTGCATCTGCACGGAGAGCCGGTGGAGCCAGAACAGCAGTGGGACGGCCAGCAGGCTGAACACTGCCAGCCCGCCTGCCATACCGGCCAGAATGAGGTCCGCCAGCGAGCCCATCGTCAGACCTGCGGAGTCTGGGCAGCAGCCGCCTTCGTCTCATCCAGCGTCACGAATGCGGACGCCACATCATGGATGGCGGCACGGATGTGGCTGCCAAGTTCCTCAGCAGAGGGAGTTTTCAGGCCGGACAGACGCAGCAGGTTCTGGGCCTCGGCAATGGCTGTCTGCACCAGCGGATGAGCTGCATCATAGCGGCGGTACACCGCCACCAGATGATCAAGCCCGTCATCGGTCTTGGTCACGGCAGAACGCACCGCTGTCTGAGCGACCTGCCCATAGCGATGGAGCGTCCCCCCAAGGAAAGGTTCCAGCACGGTGGAGAAGAAAGGAGCCAACTTTACAAGCCAGCCTGTCTTTGCGTTCGTGGTTGTGTTCGTATTCGTATCCATGAGTATCCCCTGTCACGCTGCGTCTGCGCTGCAAGAAAAGTCCAGGCGGCTGCGCCCAGCCGCCCGTCAGATTGAGACGTCAGGCACTGGCCGGAGCAGGTTTCACGGTAGGCTGCGCATACACCAGAGACAGGGCCAGCTGCAGCCGCTCGTCGGCACGATGAATCCAGCCCCCGCCGAACACAGTGAAGGATTTCTTGCTGCGGTAATCCGCCAGCTGCTGGCTGTTCAGGGCGAAGCAGAGCAGGTCCAGTCTGCGTCCCCGGCGGTTGATGGCGTCCAGTGTCTGGGCGTCCAACAGGCCGGTCTGGGGGCAGCTCAGCTGCGCCTGAATGATTTTGATCTGATTGGCTGAACAGAATCGCCCGGCATCGGCCAGCCCCACCGTCCCGATGGCCTTCAGCGTGGCAGGGCCGACAATCCCGTCCTGATCCACGCCCACGATCTGCTGGAGCAGGCGGACTGACGTTTTCGCACCTGCATTGAATCCATGGTCAAACACCAGCGCATCCAGCCCAGCGGGCAGTAGGCTGCACTTCATGGGATTCCAGAAATACTGGATGCCCATCTTCCTGAAGTCATTTTCGGTCAGCAGCTTCATCTGCTGGGCCGTCACGCACAGCCCACGATCCCGGACCACCAAAGGGGCGGATAATCCGTATTTGGTGCCCACCAGTTGCCCAGAGCCTACACGGCCACCCGTCCAGTTGCCCGGATCAGCACGATTGGAAGAGTATCCCCCCTCATGCTGGAGGGTGAAATGAAAGATGGGTTCAAGGCTCTGTCTCATGCAGAGCAGATTAAGAAAACCTCTGCGTTTCTATCAGGACTCAGACCTTTACCCCGAAACGCAAAAGAGAGGGGTGAACCCCTCTCAAACAGCCTTTTAACGCCTTTTTACAGACCCTGAAAAGGGCGTTTAAAACAGCGGCAGCTGGCGCTCATCCACAATCTGCCGTCGGGCTGCCACTGCGGCCCTGATCCCGTACAGAACGCTGTGGATTTGCGGGCGGGACACGCCAACCCGCACCACGATCTCGTTATGGGAGAGGCCCTGCATGGCCAGTTTGCGGATGCGCCAACTTTTCAACATCGGAACAGCATAATGCTCCCCGCCATATCTGTCGGACAGGCATTGTGCCAACTCCGCCCCCCATGCCCTGGCCAGATTGCTGGTCTCTACCCTGATGGCCGGAACCCACAATTTCTGCCCGGCGCACGCCTCCACGAATGAGAAGGTCAATGGCTCGCCAACAGCGTCAGCTATCCAGCTGACTTCAACAGGAACGGGCACAACAGTAGTGTCACCAATTCTGCCCATGCCATTCCCTTCCATTTTCCGCAGAAACACAGGGGAATATTATACTGACCGGGAGTCTTCAGTACAAAGGAAAACGCCTGGCCCCGGCCTATCAGATTTTTTGATAAAAACAAAAAAAATACCTTGCATGTTGTAATCAATCTGATTACAAAAGAGACAGGCCACAGGGGATAGACCCCTAGGCAAGAAGGAGAGAAACAGTGAACACTGTGGCAAAAAAAATCATCCGTGAGGCAATCCTCGATATCAAAAAACACCACCGGGAGCTGGCCGCCCAGAGCATTCCAGCAGAGCGTGAGGCCACAAACCTCGCATTTGCACGCAGCCTCAACCTGACAGATGCAGAGGTGTCAGAGCTGCTGGCGTGGGATTTGGAGCACTGGCGGGACGCTGAGCAGCGGCGTTACGAGACGGACCGGCATCTCTGCGGAGAGGATTACAGACCCGGCCCCTTTGATCGTGAATCAATAAAATGGCCCTGGGCAGAGACAAATGAGCGTGAGGCTGCCCTCGGTATAGCAGCCGGTCTCTACGCTGACCGGCGCCCCAGGACACACCACTAACAAATTCATGGACGCTGGGAATTCCCGGCGTCCACACAAACAGGCGACGAGAGAAAAACAATGAGCCTCGAAAATAATCTGGTGAGCGGTTCCCCATCACGCTCCCGGGGGATCGACCGCTCCATGGCGGCGGTAAAGCTGAAATTTCTCCTTGCAGCCACCGGCCTGTCATCGAAACAGGCTGGTGAATTGCTCGGCTTCAGCGCAATGAGCGTCAGGTTCTGGTGTATGGGGTCCAGGACCGTGCCGCCCGGAGTCATTGATACACTGTGCGAGTATCACGACAGAATGAGGGATTGGGCAACGGAACAGACGTGGCCCGTTCCTGATGTTGAGACTGATGAGGAAGCTAAACAGCTAGGATTTCTAGGAGTTGGTTCGTACAGGATCGCAGCCTCTATGGTTTTTTTTGACAGTTTTTAAAAAAAATACCGGGGCAGATCCCCGGTGTTTTTTCCGAGGGCAATCAATCCCGGCTCGACAGAAACCCGTCAACCGCTGATCCAATGCGGCCCGATGGGAGTTTTTCTGCGCCCTGGGGATGCGGATTTATCAAATTGATCAGTTCAATCAATTCGTCTCGTTTACGGGTGGCCACCGTCAGAATATCAGCAGCTATGCCCGGCGATACCGGGTTCTGACCAGCAGCGATCCGCTGCAAATGACGACGGCTGACTCCAATTGCTCTCTCTGCGTCTGACATCCAACGCACGCCGAAACAGGCTCGGCATAGATCACAAAATTCCGAATTTTTCATACAAACCTCCAGAGTGATCGGGGTGGGTTTCCCACCCCGGATTTTTAAACGAGCCGTCCAGAGTAAATTATTGCGTCCCGGGTGCCTCCCGGCAATGCGATTGCGTCGTTAGAATCGAGGTCGATCCCGCAGTCCCGTAGTAAAAGCGGCTCACAATAGCTGACGTAATCTAAATTATTTCTCAGGAACCACTCAAGATCATCCTCGGTCCTGAAAAATGCAACCGTGCAGCACCCCGGAAATTCCGGGTCGTCAAATGAACGAAACGCAAAAAAGATCATTTCGTTATCGGAAATCTTCCAGTTATCTAGCATAATGGTCTCTCCATTATTAGAGGCTGCCTAATTGCCGCTCTCCATGTCCCAAATATGGGACATTTTAATTTCTATTGCAAGAATTTTTTTTAAGAAAATAAAAAAAGGCGGCCCGCAGGCCGCCTCATCATTCACCAGCGTTTGCGCCAGCGGTCCCACCGATCAATCTCGGTCACAGCTCGGCCACACCCAGTGCGCCCGTTCCTTTGCGGGGAACAGACGATACTCACAGAAACGTTTTACCGCCGCTACAGAATCGAGGGAAAACGGTCCTGTAGCTCCACAATTTCCACAACGGGCGTGGGGCTCTGGCTCTAGATCAACCCACAGGTTTTCGCTGCCACAGACTGGGCAATTTTTACTGCTCATCGTTTTCCCTCCCACACAATCCCATGGCGTTTCTGGATTGATTTGAGTGCCTCAACCACCTGCCGGGCCTGTGCCCCGTTCAGGAAATTGGGGTCTGACACACCAACCTGACGCTCCACGAACGCCCGCAGACCGGCCCGTGAACCACGGCACTCCAGATGATCACGTAGGCTACTCCAGATTGCGAACACCTTACGGACATCCGGCCGGTTGGCCGCCGCAAACCGCTGGAACCGCTCCGGCTTCCATCCCAGCCTCTCGAACTCGGACAAAACAGCCTTCATCTGTGCATCTGTCAGTTCCTTGGCAGAGGTCTGGCCAGTGACCCGGTAGAGGAGAGCCCGGTAGCTCTCCTCCTCAAGGGCCATGTCCTTGCGGGCGATGTGGATAGAAGACAGCAGCTTCTTACGCATATCGTTTCTCCATTATCAGCCCTGCTGTCCGATTTCGCAGTATGCAGAATTTTTCATTTCTGGAGGAATCAAGCCTTCTACCTGCTCAATCAGGTAGGCTACGAGTTCGTTCAACTCCCATTTCTGCAAACGGTGTTCACGTTTCGCCTGCTGTGCAACCGAAAACGCTATCCCGACCGCAAATCCGAGCTGATAAGTTGGTGATTTCACAACCCGTCTCTGCCAATGCGCACGAAATTGCGCCCTGGCTCGTCGTGCAAATTTTTCTTTTACCTTGTCCATCAGTTGATCTCCTCCTTCGGCACCGGCAGCAGTTTGTCAGGGTCTGTCTCCCCCCGGGTCACGCAATCCCAGAGCTGTTCCCGCTGCCAGGGCGTCATTTCCGACCGGCAGATCAGGTTTGAAACGAGCGTAAACCCTACGATAGCCAGCACCTGATCGGTCTCGACGGAAAGGGAAGGACCACAGAAATCAACGAACTGACGTGTGATGTCCTGAGTGGCCCCAACAACCTTCCCAACAATCTCTCTGAACTGAACGTCATCCATGACTATCATCCCCCGTCTCAAACGGACGACGGTTCCAGCGTGTTATTGCCCAGGCCGCATCTGGCAATGGTTCGTCAGGGCCAACAGCGTGACACGTCTGGCATGCCACGTAGTGTGCTGTTTCACAGGACACGTCGTTGCTGCCACAAAAAGGGCAGCGTTTGATTTTCGGACGAACGTCATCCATGGTTTTTACTCTCTCGCTCATAGACAAGCTGGATTTCCGCAGTTAGATCAGGATTATTACTCAGGGCGCATTCTATCCCCTCCAAAATCCGAAGCATTCGATCACGCTCCGCACTAGGTGGATCTAATCTGGCCTGCTCCAATGCAAATCTACATTTCTCCAACGTGAAGGAAATTTTTTCCACGTGCGGCACGCTCATTCTCCCAGCGACGAATAGTTGAGATCAATCTGAACCCACGGTGACTGGAGCGTGGCACGGCGGTAGAACCGCATGTACTGCCGGACCCCTGCATTCTCGATCGCCTCTCTCAACGCTCGCTGTGCCGCAGGCCATTTCTGGTGGTTGATCTCCAGACTGGCCAGACGCCTGATCTGCGTGGTGGAGATTTTCCCAGTCTGGCGATTGCGAACAAAGGCTCGGTCCACGATCTGCCGGAGGTCTTCGTTCGAACCGTCCAAAAGGTCATCCATCACCTCCCGCACCAGCTCTTCAGCAGCGATGATAGCGGGAGTCACTGTTTTCTGGTCCGTCGTCGTAATCTGGACCTTTGTCAGCTCATCGATCGAAACCAGTTCGGTGCCACCACGCACCCCTCCAATCCGGGCACCGTACTGCTCGCTGATCAGGTCACGCACGGCCTCAAAGTCCTCAAAGTCGTGGCGTTTTGAGATCGCCATCAGCTCCCGCAGCTGCTCAGCCGCCGCTACACGCTCCTCCACCCAGTCATGGACCAGGACTTTCTCTGGTTTGAATGTGTTTGCATCCCGCAGGCGGCCGTCGTAATTGCGTATCTGCCGTCCTGGCTGAGCCAATTTTTCGAGGCGATACTTCTTCTTCATCTCACTCATAATCTCTCTCCCAAAAATCTCACTCTGTCCCGGCACGGGTGCCCCACGGGGCACCACGATGTCGGTCCTCATGGTTAGTACCGTGCGCCTATGAGCCGCTCCCGCAGGCGGGCACGGCGGGCCTGAACTGCCAGCCGGTGCCGTACCCCCGGCACGATGCAGCGGCGGGACCAACGCTCCAGCGTTTCAGCGGTGGTAGGGGGAACCGTGGCCTGCTCCAGGCCAGCGATTACGTCACCGATCCGCAGATCGGCTGGCAGGGCCAACAGGAAGGCGGTCAGCACCCGCTGAAACCAGCGGTCATGTGGCAGCTGCGGCTCATTGCTGGCTGCCCATGTGCGGAAAAAGGCCACGCTTTCCTGCGGGTGTGCCTGTTGCTTCAGCACTGCGATCATGGCGGCCCGACCGAACCCAAGATCGGTATGCGGGCCAAGGGCGGCGGCGAGTTTCCCCATGAAGTTGATATCCTTCGTCATGATCATGCCTCCATCTTCTTCGGCAGGGCTGTGGGACGCCTCTGGTTCCATCCCGCCTCAACATCTGCTTCCGTCAGTTCAGCCCGGCCCTCGCTCCCAGCCAGAAACCAGGCGAAGCGCAGCGTCTTGTTCAGCTCCCGCAGCCCGCCTTCACGGGAACCAATCCAGCGCAGCGTTTTCCTGACCTGTTCACTCTCGACACCCCATGCGTCGATCAGCTGATTGAGGTCTGCCTTTGTTGGGTTGTGGCGGCTCTTCCACATGCCTACCCGGCTGAAAATCTGGGCATAACTGGCCTCACGCCCCATGCCCTCAATGCGTCCCCGCAGAGGTTCATTTCCGATCCACGCAATGCCGATACCTGCCCGATCATTCAGGGCACGCAGCAGGTCCAGTGCAGCCGTGGTCAGATGCTGGGCCTCGTCGATGATGAGCAGGCCGTCCGTGCCCCGCAGCCGGTTGATTACCTCCCGCATCATGCGTGGTCCCCGCACGGTGGAACAACCCACGACCTCGGCCACTTCCCGCAGGATCGCCCTAGGGGTGCGGATTGAACTGTCCGCCGTCACCAGCCATGCGTTGCTGCTGTTCTGACAGTAATGCTTCGCCGTGGCCGTTTTGCTGGTACCCGGTGCCCCAGTGATGACGCCAATGTCCTGCGCCATCTGAGCGTACTCAAAGACCTGCCACCACCGCTGGCAAGAAGGTAGAAAGACGAAATCAGGAGCCACCCGCATCTTCTGGCGCATGGTCGTGCGTGCCTCATTGGCCTCCACCCACCGTGATAAAGCGTCTGACACCCTGTCGTTGTCGCCAGTGTACTTCCCCTTCATGAACAGGCTGACGACCGTTTTATTGATTCCTGACTGTCGTCCGATTTCAGTCCACGTCATCCCGGTCCTGAGCTGGATATTATTGACCTGCTCAATCAACGCAGTATATTCGTTGCCGGTTTCGTCGTTCATCTGTTTTCTCCTAGTTATGCGCTCTGGCGCATGAAGTTGATGATGGCGGCTGTTTTTTCATCTTCACCGCCATCGTCGAATTGAGCAGGGGCCGGGGTCGGAGCATTTGTCACAACCCCACCCGGTCGGAATGGCGAAACCACCTTTTGCTCAATCAATTCCTCACCGTCATCCAGCTCATCCGGCAGCATGGCCGCCAGCTCGCTGGGGGTGAATTTGCGTTCCAGCTCAAGTTTCTCCTTGGCCAGTTTGGACAACCGCTTCTCAGCCCGCTTCTTCTCACCAGCAGATGCCGTGCTGTCGAAGCCGGTGCGCTCGACCACGGGCGCATCCCCCAGGAACTCGCCCTGCACGCTATAAACGTGCATCGGTGCATGGAGGTCCTGCGGGTCAAAGCGCACGACAATCTGCTCGCCCATATGCTCACGCAGGAACTCACCCCAGTAACGGTTGCCGAGGAAGCGGAAAGACCCGTCCCTCTTGCTGGCCATGACGTTCTCCGCCGCACGCAGCCAGAGGTGCCGCTGTTCAGCCGTGGGCTTGCGCACAGCGCATTGGGCAAGGCTTTCCTCAAACACCTGCCGGAAAGATTTCACGCCCTTGCAGACAGCCGTGCGCCGCCCGGTCCGGTTGTTATGCTCCTCAATCCCCGCAGAGATGACCGCCATAAACTCCGCCAGCGGTACCGCCCGGTCCCCATAATTCGCAGGCTTGTTCACGGGATTATTGCCCGTGTATGCGCCAGCTAGGGAGGGATGCTTGGCCAGATCACCAGCGAGATCACGGAAGGCCCTCTCAATGGGCTTGGACTGGCCGGAATAGGGCGTCACAAAAACCGTCTCAATACCGAGAATGGTCATGACACCTGCCGCATCCCCGTCCCGCACTTTGAAGCGGAAGCGGGTTTTCGTCCCGCCCGTCATGCGCTTGGAGGCGAACGCCCGGCCATTATCCAGATACGCCCGGGAGGGGATTCCGTACCGCTCCACAAGGTCACCCAGTGCCAGTTGGATGGCATCGGTATTCTCGGACCGGTCCACCCGCCATGAGAGGATCATTCCGGAGTACAAATCCTGCCACGCCACCATCAGGGGGCGGCCAATGGTCCCATCCGGCCACTGCACCCGCACATCCCATTTGTGCCCGTCAGCGTTGACCGCCTGCAGGGCATGCAGATGGGTACGGTCACGCTCCTGTGCAGGAATGAGATTTTTGACCGCATCCCGTCCCTCACGGGCCAGCGTCACCACCTCAACCGGGAGATCCGATAGCCACCGGCCGATGGTCTTCTCACTGGGGATCGTCCAGCCATGTTCAATGGCCGCCATGTTCAACCGTCTGTAGCAGGCCGAAACTGTAGGTTTCTCAGGGCGCAACCAATCTGCTTTGACGAACTCCCATGCGTCTTCCGAGCATGAAGACCGTGTGGATTTCGGGCCGGAGCGACCAGGCACCATATATGCCAGCCAGTGCTGCCGCTGGATGCCTCGTACGGCAGCTCGCAGGCGCATGACCTTGCGGACACTGATCCGGCGTCCCGTTTCATCAATCACCTCAGCCGCCGCCTCGCTGACGGTCCATCCCGCAGCGCAAAGCTGCTCCACCATCTCCAGCGTTTTCAGGTCGTTCAGTGCCTTGCCCTTCTGCCGGTCAGAAGCAGAGTGATAAGCAGCCCACGCCGCTGCGTGCTGTCCAACCGTATCCGGCTGCTCCTCGTTGCACTCTAAAAACCTGCGAACCCATGCCAGCTGGGCCTGTTTCGGCAGGAGCCGGTAGGAGTATTCGATGCCACCGCCGTGCCCCACGTGGGGCCGCCAGTATTTGTCACGCCACTCTGGGCGGCTCCAACCGTTTTTCTCTGCACGTGTCTGTAGTGGTATTCTGGTAGGAACACCGGGCAGACCCAGAGTCACAATTTCAGGGATTGTTGCAAACTGTTTCACGCCGCCACCTGTTTACGCAGATGGGCTGGAACAGGTTTGAAATCACGTTCCTCTCTGACAGGACTATCGTCAGGGTTGAAACGCTCAGCCCCCCAAACCTCGTAAGGGCGCTTCCCCAGCAATTTGGCAATCCGCAATTCGTTTTTGACGGAGTATCCTCGTTTGCTGATTGTCGCACTGACAGCGCATTTGTGCAGGCCCAAATTAACAGATATGGCAGACAAACTCCCGTAGGTTTTCCGCAGCGCCGCCTTTATGTCTTCACGATCCATCCCAGATCGGTTAGTTTTCATGGTCAACGTCCGTGTTTGTGAAGGGGGGGGAGGTTCCCCCCCCTTTATTTTCCATCCTGAAACGCAACTTCTAACGACAACTAGTTACGGCGTTTCATTGCTGTATAAAACACAGCCGTCCCCAAACGACAACCCCAAACGGGGACAGACATGATTAACTTTGTGTAATGTTGTCATTCGGTGACGGTTTTGTTGATTTACAGCGGTTTTTTGAGGACAAAATGAGCAAGATCGTTTCCGCCCACGACAGACAGGTTGAAAACAAAAAGAAGTCTGCTGCTGAACGTTGTCAGCGATTGAGGACAGCAATCGCACTGGGGGGTGGCGTTAACGCTGTCGCACGAGCAGCGGGTGTGGCTAACACCACGATCAGTACGTATTCCAACGGACGGGATATGAAGGTCAGTATTGCCGTAGCAATCGCTGAGGCGTGTGGGGTTTCTGTCGAATGGCTAATGACCGGACAGGGAGAAATGGCAGGCAATACCGATACAACTGCTGTTCCAGCGTCAGGGCCTAGTAGTCACGACAGTGCGGCTATCTCCGTGCCGTTCCTGCAATCAGAGGCGTCTGCTGGCACAGGAATTGAGCCTGTTGAATGGGGACGGGACGTTGAGGTGTCGGTTCCGATAGATTTTCTGCACTCTCTGATTGGATTTATTCCAAAGCAAATATTTTTTATGAAAGTCAGGGGTGACAGTATGACACCAACAATACACACAGGAGATACTGTAATAATAAATTATGCACAGTCCCCTCTAAGGGACGGTATATATGCTATATCTGTAAATGGCATGGCAATGATAAAACGAATAGGAATGAAAAGCCCAAAAACATATTCTATTATTAGCGACAACCCATTTTATGAGCGTTTTGACGTTTCAATAGAGGATATCTGCTGGGGTACCGCACAGCCCGATGCGGAGGTTCGGGTAATAGGAAGGGTAATAGGCAATTTCCACCTAGAAAATGATGCGTTCCTGCCTGGGTAAGCCGCCGTTTAAACGGCTTGTAAACATGCTTAAACACAAGGAGTGCTGCCGCAACAGGTGACAGAGATATGTCCTAAAATATATGAAAAAAGCCCCGGACGGGTGACAAAGACCTGTCCGGGGCTTTCCTCAATTTTTCTGCTTTATGGCGGGTTGCAATTTCCACACCCGGCAGAAAACGGCATTTTTTATCCCACCGTATCCCGCCTCATCCCGGATTATCCCGGTTCTTTCCCTATGCCATTAATTATGTCCCCTAACACTGGTCATCATCCTCTGCAATCTGATGACCGTGTTCATCCGCCCGCCAGCGGCCGGTTCCCGCTGGATACTGCCATACCGATGCATATCCACGCTGGCACTGAATGTCGGTTGGGCCAGAAATCACCTCCAGCCAGGGCACCCAGCGAAAGAAGCCTCACATAATTCCTGAGCCCCAGGCAGAGACCGTCTCTCTCCGCCCTCGCCTGTGAGCTGTCTCACCTGCTACAGAACAGACAGCGTCATCACGTCAGGACCATCGGCCATGTCACATGCTCTCATTGCCTGCCTGCTCTACGGCCTGGCGGCCTTCGCTGAAATTGCAGGCTGTTTCTCTGTCTGGGCCTGGCTGCGGCTGGGGCGGTCCCCGCTCTGGCTCCTGCCCGGCGGGCTGTGCCTCGGCCTGTTCGCTATCCTGCTGACATTCAGCCCGGCTGACCATGCCGGGCGGGCCTATGCCCTGTATGGCGGCCTCTATATCATCACCAGCCTCTTTTGGGGCTGGGCCGTGGAGGGTCTGGCACCGGATGCATGGGACATGGCAGGGGCTGCCCTCTGCCTGGTGGGAGCCCTGCTCATTCTTCTGGCCCCCCATGGCCGGACCTGACCACCTGCCTCAGGACCGATAACTGAAGCGTGGCAGTGTCCAGTTGTAACGGATGGAGAGCAGACGGAAACTGATGCCGAAAATCATGGAGATCAGCAGCTCGATGTTCCTGTTGTCCACAATATGGGAGCAGCAGAGAAACACGACCCCCGTACTGACAGACACCGTGCCATACAGTTCGGACCGGAACAGCAGCGGAATGTCATTGCAGAGTATATCCCGCAGCACGCCGCCCATACATCCCGTGATCATGCCAGAAATGATGACACAGACCACAGAAAGATGTTCCGTCATCGCTACCTGGCAGCCCATAACGGTAAAGACGACAAGGCCAATTGCATCCAGAAACAGGAACAGTTTGCGCAACCTGTGCATGTGCTGGGCCACCATGATGGTGGCCAAGGCGGCAAACCCGGTAATGAGCGGGTAACTGGGATGCCGCACCCAGGACAATGGATAATGGTTGAGCAGCACATCCCGGATGGACCCTCCCCCCAAGGCGGTGATCCATCCCAACAGGAACACCCCTACAAGATCCATCTCCAGCTTGCCCGCCAGCAGGGCAGCCGTCATGGCCTCGGCAATGATGGCCACGATATACAGCGTGGTGTAGAGATCAAAGGTCATGCCGGATTCCCTGCCATGCGCCACTCTGCCAGAAAAAATGCAGCCCTGCCGCCTAGCGGACCACCAGCCGCCCGTAATTGGCGAACAGGACAT